CAAAACTCGCAAACAATTGTAGGGTGTGTGGGCATTTATCTATATAGAGTAGGCACTTTTTCTTTAGGTTTTGAACGGGGGCCCCTAAAAATGCCGGATGGGTTCGGAGAGGGATGGTATCTCTTCAATTTTTCTTTTGCAACGGGTCTCTCTCCAAAAAGGCCCTTTTGTATTAAAAATGCACGACAGATTTTTTTCAGTTTTGTAAAAAATCTAATATGAATTACGAGTGTGCTGGAGGGACCTAACGGCCTTTTTTTGTATTAAAAAACTGTTGCGTTTTGAAATGTTTCTAATGTTAAGAATGGATAAAAGGAGGGCCCCAAAAATATTTTTGTTTTGTATTAGGATAGGAAAGGGGGTGTTCCAGAATTGATATTTTTACAAAACGATTTCTGGAAAAAAATTTCAAATTGTGTTTCTAAAAAATTTCCAAATTGTGTTCCTAAAATTTCCAATTCTGTAACACCCCCATTTCTATCCTAATACAGAGAACATTTATTTTTAGGGCCCTACCTAACATCCATTTTTAACATTAGAAATATTTCAAAATATCATGATTTTTCTAATACAAAAGGGCCTTTCAAACATGATGTAATAAGACGACTCTGTTTGTCAACTTTTTCACTTTTAGGTTACAAGCCGTTTACGGGACAAAAAAAGGGCAATTAGGGCCTTTCAAACATGATGTAATAAGACGACTCTGTTTGTCAACTTTTTCACTTTTAGGTTACAAATCGTTTTACGTTAAACTAATTCCTCGTTTAGGGCCCTCTCTGGGACTAGTAATGATAGCATCCAAACTCATGCATAATCTCATTGATCACTGGAGTCATCTCAGTCATCTCTCTCTATGTAAGGGGATGGTCTCCATTTCAATTTTTCTCACTGATTTGTCTGCTTAAAAGATTGTACCGATTCAATTTTTAATGACACTGGACCAGAAGAACTATCTACAACGATACTATGAGGTCCATCGTGACCATATCATCAATCATCAGCTAACGTATTACAGGGAGCATCGTGAGAAGTACATGGCATACATGAAAGAATATAATCGTAACTATTACCTGACCAGAAAAGCCAAGCAAATAGTAAAGATGCAACCGGTCGCTCCCGAAGAACCTAAAGAGCCACAGAAGCCCCCGAAAGAACCGAAGGCTCCCAAGCCCCCCAGAGAACCTAAAGAACCCAAAGAACCCAAAGCCCCCAAACTGCCCCTGAAGAGGAAGGAACCCCCTCGCTACCGATATGAGACAGGCGTCTTTGAAATGTCCTTTGATTAACCCAGTTGCAAACCAGATGCAAACCATATCGCATCCCATCAATTTCGTGGTTTACAATTCCGAGGGAAATTAAAAACTAAACTTATGATAAGTAGTATGAGCGTCGTAGAGGTCACTCCCGAGATCACCCCGAGCAACACTGCACCCGTGAATGAGATTATCAATCCGACCCCTCCAGCCACTGAAGAGACCAAACCCAAGAAAACACGGAAACAGAAAGCCGATATGACCCCCAGAATTGAAACCAAAGAGATCATCGTCAAAGAGGTCCTATTGGAAGAGAAGAAAGTTCCCAAACCCAAACGTGCATTCACCACTGAAAAGCAACTGGAAGCCATGAAGAAAGGCCAAGAAGCCCTCGCCAAATGGCGCAAAGACCAACGTGAAGCCAAAGAAGCCCTCAAAGCCGAAGCCGAACGTAAAGCACAGGAAGAGATTGCACGGAAAGCCGAACTCGCCAAACAAATGGCCCCTGATGTAACGGTAAAAGTTAAGCCCCTCAGGGCCAAACGGGGAACCAAACCAAAGAAGGATCCCAATGCTCCTAAGAAGAAGCCAGGACGTCCCCGAAAGAATCCATTGCCCGAGGAGACATCTTGCACCTCTGAAGTTGCCACCACAGAATTGGATTCTGAGTCCGACACAGAGTCCGACACAGACTCAGCATCCTCAGAAGAAGAATACGACCACAAATACGTCCGAAAGGCAGAACGACGCATACGTGCCGTTAAGAAAATTGAAAAAGCAATCGCTACCCATGCAAACCCCTACTTCAGAAATAATCTGTCCATCTTCTAGAAAATGTCTCACGGTATCAACATCAACTATTATAAGGGTGTCCAATCCAAACACTTACAAGAGTTACACGTAGAACACATACTGCAGAAATACATTAAAAAGCCAGAGGAGATTGAAGGGATCCCTCACAACAGCGAAAAAGCATGGGAACCAGTCCTCATCACAAAAGAAGAGAAACCGACCGACCCAATAAAAACTGATGCATAAGTAAATGGCCACAGGGAATGTGACTGTGATGGAGTATACGATACATGTAAACTCATATCAACGGCAATCAGGTACCAACACCAATATGAATATCACGATGCCTCAGGTAATAAACCTACTTGCTAAACGAGGACAGTTTCAAATCATCTTCAACTCCGTGCAAATCCCATTCACATTCTATCAACTCAACAATCTTAACAACCTCAACGTCCTCAGCGTCACCATCCGCAATCCTACCGATGCTGGACCATGGACTACCACGATTACCCTTAATCAAGGGAACTATACCCCCTACACACTGGCCACTGAATTGCAGGCAGAATTGACACTGGCGTGTGCAACACCTCCAACGGGATATACCAGTTTCACCCCAACATTCAATATCACCTATGATGTTAACCGAGGATATCTGTTATTTGCACTGACCAGCCCAACAGGTGGATCCATCACCCTCAACTTTGCAACCAGTCCCAATCCATTAACAGCAGGATTCTTTGGAATCAATACGATTACACCCACCAACGTAGTCATCAACAATGCAGGACAAGGTAGCTCAACACAACCCTGTGTTCTGAATCCAATCACATATCTGCTAATCAGATCCTCATTGAAACAATTCAGAAACTTTGAATGGATCTCTATCCCTGCAGATGTATCTGATATTGTATACAAGATTCCGATTACTACTAATCAGGCTACATGGATTAACTACTATCAACCCAGTGAACCCATCTATCTGATTGATAACACCATACAGACTATCAACTTCTATCTGACAAACAACCTGACATACACCCCCATCAATCTGCAACAGATCCCATGGTCATTCAGTTTTACCATCCGTGAAGTTCTGCGTCCTGATTATGAATCACTCAATAACTATCATGCACTCTTACCACCCGTTGAAGAAAACACAGAAGAATCCCTGAAACGATTAATGGAAGAAAAACAGAAACAACTGGACAAACTGCAACTGTATCAAAAGAAACTGTCTGCAAAGCTACCCACTATAAAAGAGGAGAAACCCGATCAGAAAGAAGGAACCGTCCCAGACAAATATCACCTATTAGATTATTAGATGGTAGTAGATGGACTCAGAACTTACTAAGGCGCTGTGCGCACTAGATAACAAAAAGGATGAAAAGGATACACCTCTTCCCTTAATGCCGTGCAACTACGGTATCTTTGGACGCAAAGGTTGCGGTAAAACCAGCCTCCTACTCTGCCTGATGATGAAGAAAGAATCTCCCTGGTTCAAACATTTCCATAAGATTTTTCTAATCAGTCCGACAGCGAAGAATGATAAGAAGATGCATGATCTAATAGATGACATCGGTAAGAATTACTACGATGATCTGACACCGACAGTATTGGAAGACATCATTGCAAAGATTGACGAACACAAAGCCAGATGGGAACGTAAAAAGAAGAAGGGTGACCCAGCATACTGTATTATCTACGATGACTGTCTGCATGTATTCAAAAGCAAACAGAATAAACGTGTGAATGAGCTATGTACTCAGAACAGACACAGACATATAACGAATATCTATCTGATGCAGAAGTTTAATACATATATGCCACCATTGATCCGATCCAATCTGGATCTGATTAGTATGTTTCGGTCTGACAATCAGAAAGAGATCAAATCATTCGTGGAGGAGATGGCTACGGACGAGAAAGCTCTTCTGTGTTTATTGGAATATGCAACAAAAGAGCAATACTCATTTCTGCATATCAACATGTATAAACAGCCGATCCAATATTACAGAAAGTTCAACCAGATAAAATATGTTCCCTAATAAGAAATGTTAGCGGTACATTATGCCAAACCAGATACCTACCCATTCTATGATGTGGAGCATGGAATGAAGAAAGGTGGTAAGAAACGCAAATCTAAAAAGCCAACTGAAGCACAGAATGTCAACAAGATCAATATCAATATCGGCAAAGGTTCTGCATACCGTGCTATCACTAGTCGCAAACAAATGATTGCTCCTGCACGTGCAATGGC